GAGTATATGTTCCTGTACCGAAATTAGCTGAAAAGTTTATGAACTTTGTAAAATACGAATTAAAACCAACATTGATAACTGCTGTCGCAAAAATCAAAGGACAATAAGCTATATTGCCTGTATAAATAATCCCCGTTGTGCTATTGCTTCCGTTTCCTAAATCTAAACCACCAGACGATGTTATTCTTGAATTTCTAAAATTTACATGTAAATAAGAAGCCCCACCGTGAACATTGCTTGTGCCTGTAGTTGTAATATCGCCTATTATGTATTTTCCACCATAAAAACGATAACTACCTGTTCCTGATATTAATCCTATATTAATTTCTATTGGATTTGCTACTCCTTGTATAAAACAAGAATTTGAAGCCAAACAAACAAACTCTTTAATTTCAATTTCATTACATTTTCTTGTAGCCGAACCATCATTTATTGCCAAAACAGATGTTCGACCACTAACTTTTTCTACTTTAAATGTAGTTGACAAAAAAGCACCTAAAAACCGATTGGATTGATTGCTATATAATTCTTTTGCTATTAAAGTTATAGACCCAGTATTTGTGCTATTAAAAGTAGAACCACTTGCGCCACTTTTTTCATTTCTTACAATTCCAAAAGGTAGATTTATTTCGTAATTTTTAGTAGTTGAGGCTGTTGGTATTATATTAGTGTTTGAGTTTGACGAAAAGTCTAAAGTACACGCTTTACTAGAGCGAATAGCAACATCAAAATCAGGGAGAACATTATTTATTACAAAAGTTCCAGCATTTTGCAATTCAAATACACCCCCTGCATAACTACCTAAAGCCGTCACATAATCAATACCTGCAAATGGCTTAGAAGCATCTTCAAAAACTCCTGTGGCGTTGTTTCCTGTGGCGGTGTTGATGAAGTAGGTGTTGTAGGTTTTTGAATCTGTCAATGTTGCCAACTTAACCTTTTCCGCTGTCGTATAATCGTTCAAAGAAAACCCTGCAAGTGTGCCGTTTCCTAATCCTATTAAAGCAGGTGTACCCGTACTAGATTCAATAGTAACATTTGTAGGTGTTCTAGTAGCGGACAAATCAGTTAATCCAGTAAATGCTGTTATATTTACATTTTTTCTAGTTACAACAAACTCAAACTCATTTACTTTTATAGTTGAATTGCTTTCGGAAAATAAATAGATTTCTCCAATAGACGTAATATAATCTTCTTTTGAAATTACTAATTTTAACTCCTCTTCAAATATAAAAAGCCCTGCCGTTGTTCTTAATGTACTACCTATTAAAAAATCCTTTTCAGAAGTTGTGCCAAGTCCTAATCTAGCATAAACTTGAATATTTTGATTTGCAACCGTTGTGGTTACAGATAGAGACGTTTTTAAATCAACAACATCCCCAATAGATAACTGTGTAAAATCTAGTCTATTAGTTGCAGAGTTCCAAGTAGTACTAACTCCATAAGGAGAATTTGATAAATCAGTATTAGCCCCATCAATATCGTTAGTTAGGTTTTTCTCTACATTAGCAATACCATTTAAAGGCGTTGTTTGTGTTGCTAAATCTGCGTATAAGAATGAGCCTATTGCGTTTAGATAATCAGGTTTATTTTTTATAAAATCATCTTGTGTGTCATCTTCTTGAAACCAATCTGCTTGAACGTTAATTTGAGCATCTGTGTCAATATTAACTAACTTATCTTTTAACGCATTAGTAAAATCATTTTCAGACAATCCTTTACCCGCAACCTCATCTACTTTCGTATCATAAAGCTCGGTGTTCATAGCGTTTTGATTGTCAAAAGCCTCTCTTAAAGCATCGCCAAAACCATCATTAGGATTGGATAGATTGTGTGTTACTTGTCCCATAATTATACTTTTAACCAGTTAAATGAAGACTTCGCTTTTGTTTGGTCGGGGCTAATCCATTCAGGAATAGTAATTGTATTCAAATATTCAATTAATTTATACTCTAAAGCAATAGCTAATTTTTCATATTTATCCGCCATTTTATTAGTTTTCTCGTCAAATATCTGTTCTGTTTTTTCGGGTGTAACTAAATAAACGCCATTTTGCGAAACTTTTGCAACTCCTAATTGTAAGTAATATGAGCAAGTGTGATACGCTAAGATTGTCGAAATATAATCGTTGTAGATAGTCAAATATTCGTCTACCAAATCCTCATTTTCATAATCTAAAACGATTTTATTATACAAATCAGTACCTAAAATCCGCTTAATATCACTATTTTGAGCCATAAATATAAACGGATTAATAGTGTCATTATCAATGTTTCCATCAAAGCCTGAAAGCCTTGCAATATCGTCTATTGTTATTAGTAGTTTAATCATTTGCTATAAGTTTTCCCTGCCCAAAATTAACAAAATCAATATCGCAAAGTGGATTTATTTTTTTAAATATTCGATTCAACGAATCCAAAATAATTTCACGCATAGGATTGATAACTCCTAAATACAAACTATCGGTTGCCGTTGCAATCTCATCCGCATTATTTGAAAATCCGCTCGACCCTGGTCTTTGGAAAATTATGTTCATTGCTGAGTGCGCAGCCATCAATTTAATCTCGCAAGTCTCATCGTATGTTACAAACTGATCGTTGCGCCCTCTTGGTTCTATGGTGTCAACTATAATAGCTTGGTCCGCACTTTCATTTATTGAAACCGTTACACCATCTGAATTTTCTGTACCCGTCCAATCTTTTTTAATATCGGCTTTGATTTTCAGTTTGTCTTCTTCTGAAATCATATCGCCATTATTAACATTAATAATGGTTTTGCCTTGAAAGCCTCTAAGTACGTGGTTAACAGCATCGTCAATTAATGCGCTTTCAATCTTTGCACTTTTTAATCCGCTAAAATAATCAGGGTAGGGAAAATAAGGCTCTGAACTCAACTGTTTTATATGTTGAATTTCTATAGTATTACCATTTTCTTTTGGGTCAAACTTCGCTACTTCTTTAGGAGTAAATTTATATTTTTGTAAATAATCCCAACAATACCAATATCCGTTGACTTCCATATAGTCATTGCTTTTAGGGTCGGTATCAATATTCAAACCTACTCTAAGAACTGGAGTATGTTTTATTTTTATAGGTTTTTTTTGGTAGTTTATTATTTGGGAAAATGCTTGACCGAATGTTTTAAAATCAAAACAAATCAATCTTAAATCTTGCTTGGAAATATAAGCGTATGGGTCAACTGTACCGCTTTTATCTTTAATACCATCGCCAATGATATAATTAACAATTGTTTTAATTATAAAGGCATTGGTAGGGCTGTCGTCAAAAGCGTCTTGGTATCTTTTGAAGTTTTCATTATTGTTGCCGTTAAGGGTGTATTTCGTGCCGAGACTTGGTTTTGTGATTCCTGTTTCGTAAGCCGAAAATTCAAAATGCTCTGTTGTCATTTGTAAAATTTAGTACTTGTTTTTTTGGAATAATCCTGTACATTTTCATTTTGCGCTACTATCATTAATTTACCAAAACAAACAATGTCATCGCTTTCACTGTCAACAATTTTATAAGAAAATTTCGTACCAGCAACCCCAACTGGGAATGTGTTTAAAACTACGTTAAAATTTTCGTTTGGTAATAAATCAAATGCGCAAATTATTTCTTGAGTTGTGTTTTTTAATTCGTTTTTTAAAATAATTTTATAAATAGTGTCTTCTAATTCAGCCCTAAAAATTACTTCAAAACTTGGAACGCTATTTATTTTTAAAATATTCATAAAATTACTTTTAAAAAAACCCCCTAAATAATAGAGGGTTTTAAACAATTAAAACTACCCAAAAAATTAAACTGCTAATAATGAACCGTTGTAAGCTGTTACTCCCGCTGCAGCTAAAAAGTACATCAACTCTGTTTCTTTTGAATTTATAGTAACAGTAAACCCTTGCGTGTCTGAACCGCCAACGATTGTCATAATATCACAACCATTTTTAGCACCTAAACAGTAAATTTTACCATTATAATCTTCAATGAACACGGTCTTTAAAATACCGTTATTCCCCTGAAGTTCATTTCTTAATTCTACATCATTGCCTGGTATAAAGAAAGTGTTTACACCTACAAACTCATTTGTACGAGTTGCCTCGTCAAATGTGCCTGTTTCAATAACGTTGTTACCCGTTGCTTTTACCTCAAATCTAGCAATTGTTGTTCCAGTTGAAATGTGAGACGGTAAGGCTATCACACCTGTTACTGTGTTCACTACTGGAGCACTTGCTAAATAAGGAGCGATACCAATCGCCTTAACCCCTTTCATAGGGGCTTGACGACTTATGATTCTGCTTTTAGTTAAACTCATAATTTCTATCCGTTATAAAGAACGTTCCATTTTTGTTTCACAACCCAAGTATTCATAGTATTGATTAATTTCAATATTCTACGAGTTGAAGCGTTTGCTTCTTTTTCGATAATTAATTGGCTTGAATCAGAAAGTAAATCCATAACTAATTTAAAGTTATTTTTTTGACCGCAAATTCTGAAA